GCTTACAGGGGTGGTCGGGCTGGGAGGAAGGCAGGCTCGATGCGGAAGACGCGCGCCGCCTGTTCAATAGAGTCGACGAGCGAAGAGTGGCACTACCCCGTCAGTGACCGCACCAAAGAGGAAAACCACAAGCTCACGTAACTGCAGCGAATCGTCGAAGCAGCACCGATAGCACTCTGACAGGAAAAACCTACAGGAAAGAAAGGGGATCAATGAGCCCAATGCACTGGTGCGAGCAGTTGGCCAAGTCGCAGCTATCAATCCCTGATTCGGCAATCAGACTCATTGATCGTTGCCCAGCTCAATGTTGGGCGTATTTCCATTTAGCCAAATGGAGGTGCATTGACACGCAAAAAGCGGCCATGCAAAAAATATTTAGCAAGGTTATATCTCTATGTCTAATAACCTTTTATCTCAGTCTTATAGAATCTGGATATACCTATCGGCAATGAATGCAGACACAGCCGCGTCCGTGTAGTGGGTTAATCATCAGTCGATGGTTTTACGACAGCGGCCGGAATATTGAGAAATACATTCCAACGCTGATAGGCCTCTTGATGCTGTTTCGTCGCTACGTCCCATTCAGGCCCAGAGTTACGTTTAGAGGAAATGAGCGCCATCATCGTCATGGTAGCTGCATCCAGGTCTATAAGAAGATCACGCGATGTGGCCCTGAACTCTTCGAACGACGTCATGGTGTTTGCCTCGGGGCGGAGATCACCCCAGCCGATCCGTGATGGATATGACCAATACTCATACCGACGGCAATCAGACGCTGACAGCAATCATCTGCCCCCTTCCTTATGCCGTCACGTGCGGCATAAACCATCTACGCCCGACGGGCCCACGAAGAAACCGTCTGGTCAGAGGCACTTCCGGACATGAATATCAGCGAAATCACTGGCTAGTTTTGCGCGGGTTTTGCGCAAGCCTGAAACGAGAAAGGGGACCAAACCACTAAGTGCTTGATCCCCTTACGAAATATGGTCGGGACGGAGTGATTCGAACACTCGACCCCTAGCACCCCATGCTGGGGCCTGTAACCACCTAAGCATCTGTTTTAAAAGGATAACAGGGCTTTCCTATGGTGGCAAAACATCCGCTTTTTTGTGCCTATGCAAACGGAAAACCGGGGCCTGTAGCGGTGGTTTTGCGCAGTCGAGCGGCAGGCCGCGACGATTCATGATGATCTTCAATCAGCGTCTTAGCGCAGTGAAATCTTACGATTTATTTTTTCAGATCGGAGTGAAGATTCCGTAAAAGTGTGCCGATTAGTCAGTTGAGTACAAGCTGCACAAAAGCCGTGCAGCGCTCACGAACGGAGTATTCATGACTACTATCGCTTTTCTCCTGGCACTTACGGCTGTCTGGTACATCTTCGGGCATTCGGTGCCGCGCAGCAAGCGCGGCCTCACAGACGCCATCTGCAAGATTCTCTTGGGCTGCAGCTTGATCGCCATCGCAATCAATCTCTTCAATTTCTGATTTGATAGCAAGCCGGGGGATTGCCCTAGGCCTGCTAGTACTGCAGCGGTACGCGAAACATCGGGGCTTTGCATTTCTGCGCTGGAACAGAATTACACGGCGATTCTAAAGGGGTAAGGCAAAGTACTCAGGGCCAATGAAACCGGGCACTTCCTGACGTTGGAATACCCGGTTTACACCCTGATTACACGGTCATTGGTACAAAAATTGGTACAAGAACTACTCCCTGCGCTGGCGTTCAGCCGAGCAGCGTCGGGAGCGTTGACTGGCTACCAAAGGTTAAGGCGGGCCGGAAGCTACCTTGCTGCCCTGTATTGTGATATCAATTCGTGTTATCAGAGCTTTTATCACGGAGAACCATCCGTAGGTATTTTTTTAGAACAAAATAATGACGGACTTTTTCATGCAAAATGGCAATCCAGCTGCACGACTTTTAGATGTCCTAAATGAGACCCTTGCCGTACAAAAAAACATACCCACCCGTCAAGCTTGGGGGCAAGTACTAAAGTCCAGAGATAATCAAGCATTAATGTACGATCGCCTAGCGAAACTAATGCTGCTATCTGAAGAAACCAGCGAATTAGTGAATAGCCTATTCCCCAGACAATTAAGAGCCACTACCGCTTGGAAAACCGCGTTAGATACAGCTTTTACTAGTCAAAACATGCACGCTACAATTGATTCATTTCAGAATCATATAACCAACACAGCGATTGACCATTTAACGTCTGCTGTAGACTTAATCGACCTTAAAAACCCAACCATACTTAACGCAAATGATATCGCAGACTTTACCCAGAAACTGAATGATTTAATTTCTGAGGTGCTTAACGGGGAGTTTGAAGATAAGGTTCAAGAGTATCTCGTAAGATCCCTTCGAAAAGTGATTATTGCTCTCGATGAATATCGATTGAGCGGCTCAATCCCTGTAACAACATCGATAGAATCAATGCTAGGGCATAGCTTCTTTGATAGAGATTACGGAAACGCACTGAATGAAACTGAAACCGGTTCGAAAATATTAACTATCCTTGGAGGAATAGCTGACGCCGTGACGGTTGCGACTCCAATTGCTCCATTATTATTTTCAGAAACGGTTAAAAAAATGCTCGGCGTTTTCTAAGTTCCTCCTTTTCAAAATAAATATCACGAAATCAATCAAGGCCTTTTAGCTAAAGGCCTTGCGCTCCTCCAGGCGCCCTGTCGAACGAACATACCCCCAACCTCGCAACGAGCAATCGAAGATAGGCACGACATTTAATTATGACGTCAACACGGGGTTAAGCGGGGAATCGGCCTTTGAATTCAAGGGCAGATTCCCAAAGGTTCCCCCTATAGCTCCGCCCTTCCCCGAAAAATTGGCCCAAGAATTGGCCCATACCTCTCCGGCGTTCTGCCACCCAAAAACCACTCCCCGTCGCCTCACCCTCGCGGAAATGTCGCGCCTCGATTACTGTATATACAAACAGCACTCGCAAGGCCTGAACATGGACCCGTACGAAATCGAAGACACCAGCAACTGGCTTGGTACTCCGTCCAGGCTCGAAACCGTGAAGCACTACGCAAGCATGCTCGAGGAAGACATCCAGGAACTGAAGCGTCAGCTGGAGATGGCAAAGGAGAACATTACCAGCTTCGTGGAAATGAACGACCAACTCACGTCCGAACTCCAAAAGAAGCGGACATGGATGGCGAATCTGGAAGCGGAGACCACAGAACAGCTGTCTGAAATCAGCAGCCTCAGACTCGTCCTCGATCAAAAAGAACGGATCATTCGCCAGTTGGAAGCGGGCAAACAGAGAGGCTGAACATGTGCGGGCGACTTTCCCAATACGATGGCATCCACGACTTTGTTGCAGCGCTGAGCATGCCTCACCCGCTGATCAACCATGCCGGCGACCAGCCGTTCGAGCGGTACAACGCCGCTCCGACCACCCAGCTCGCCATCTTCCACCAGGAGGGTGAATACCTACACGCCGACATGGTGCGCTGGGGTTGGCGTCCGCATTGGGCAAAGGATCGCGCAGCGCCGATCAATGCCAGGGTGGAGAAAGTCGCCCACGGTCCCTTCTTTCGTGCGATCTGGCCACACCGGGCAATCATCGCGATCAACAACTGGTTTGAATGGGTAGATGAAGGCGGACCGAAGAAGCAGCCCTACCTGATTCGGCACCGGGACCGGTCACCGATCTTGTGCGCCGCCATCGGTCAATATCCGAACGCTGAACATGAGCCCAGTGAGCACGACGGCTTTGTCATTATCACCGCCGACAGCGCCGGCGGAATGGTGGACATTCACGATCGTAGGCCAGTGGTGTTATCACCAGAATTGGCCCGGGAATGGCTAGACCCAGCCACACCTAAAGAGCGCGCCGAACAGATGGTGCTGGTTGAGGGTGAGCCAAGTGAGGCGTTCGAGTGGTTCAAGGTGGACCGCGCCGTCGGCAATGTACGCAACCAAGGTCCTGAACTGATAAACCCCAAAGAACCTACTCCCTTCGGATAACCCGGAAAGCGGCAGCGGAAGTTAATTAGGGTCGCACGCTATCACTCCTGAGTTATTTTTTTCCAATCCCGGGGGCATGTATCATTAAATCATCTTGCGATAAGTCTCCTGCTTTATTTCCAAGAAGTAATTTTCTTACGTCAATAAGCACCGACAGCACATTGGTCTGCTCATTCTGCGCCACAATTGCTGTGCGCATGGATCGGTAAATGTCCTCCGGTAGCCACATCGCAAGCTCCCACCCGAGCTTGTTCACCCGCAGATAGGTGTCCTCGCTGTGGTGCTCAGATAAGCTATGGGCAAGCGACAAATATTCCGCAACTTTCACCGCCTGCTCCCGAGTTTTTAGATCCCAGCGTAGAGACTCCATGAACTCATCTTTTTCTCTCTGAAGCGATATCTTCAGGCGTTCGCTTATCAAAAGAGAACTCAAATAAGTAAATATCGAAACAAGAGAACCTGTTGTAAACACCTGCCAAAAAACATCCATTTTTGCTCCCTGATTACATACTATAAAAAGCTGATATTAGCTTTTTATAACCCGCGCTACTGCATTCAAGGTACGTCCTTGAAAAAAATATGGTGCCCAAGCTTTACCGTCCGCTTAGCCTTTGCCGCCCAAGCCGGCGCAGTAGGCATGGTGGTAGCGTAGTAGTGGGTCGCGCCGCCGGTGGGGTCTGGCACCTTGCCTTCGATCACCTGGTCAGCAGCGATCCTGGCTTGTGCAAGCTCGCGAAACGGAATCTGCTTCGCTCCGCTGAGGCTGGCAAAGTTCGGATCGTTCTTGTTCCAGCAGCTGAACTGGTAAGGCTTCTGACAAACACCGGCATAGCCCTCGCCCCACCACGACTTCGCTTTGCCATCGTTCACACGGTTGCGGATTGTCCAGGCAACGGCGATCTGGCCGGGCAGCGATTCCCCACGGGCTTCACCCCACAGCGTGCGGGCAAGGATATCGCGGTCTTTTTCGGATTCGTTCATCACTTTTCTCCAGGCAAAAAAAATGCCCGCTCGTAGGCGGGCAATGATTTATTGGAACATCAGTTCTGCTTAGGGTCGGTCAGCGAAAGAGTCGACGCACAGCCCGAGCCTCCCCCCGGAGAGAACAGGAATTGGTTTGGCGGTATCGACCTAAACTTTTGGCGTTACCGGTCGATGTGATGGTGCGCTATCAACGCCTTCTACTCGCTGGATGAGCTCGCAGTCAGCGACTAGCCATGTGTGGTTAAATTAGCAATCAATAGAAAATGAGCCCGGGCGAAAACCGGTGCCTCAAGGATAAAAATGACCGAACTACTAATCGAAACTGAGCACACCTGCACCTTCTTTCAGCCTGGCACCTCTGACTTTTTGATGATCACCTTCGGCCATATGGGAAAGCCAGGTCGACGCACTTTCTGGGGGCAGGCCGCAACAGAGAAGCTCGGAATCAACTGTATCGGCCTTGTTCCGAAGCACCCTCACTGGTATCCGGCCTCGGATTTCGAACAAATCCTTGAGGTTATTCGCCCGGTAATTGAAAAATTCAGCGAAGTAATTTGCTACGGGTTCAGCATGGGAGGGTATGCGGCACTCAAGTTTTCAAAGCGAGTTAACGCAAAACACGTATTAGCATTTAGTCCTCAGGCAAGCATCAATCCGGAAATACTCGGAGTGGTTGATCAACGCTACGTGGAGTTCTTCAACTCAGAGCTACATGCTGGAATGGAGATCCGCCCTGGAGAATGCATTGAAGGGGCGCTCGTGGTGTGTGACCCAGGGTTCGCGCCTGATGTGTTCCATTTGGGCGCAATTAATGCTGTGGCCAAAATTAAAACCGTCCCACTTCCCCGTGTGAAGCATCAGACCATCGATGTTGTTGCCTCGACCGATCGCCTCGAAAGCGTGCTCAGAATGCTGCGCCAAGACGATGACAAAGCTATCGGCGACCTGACCCTGACACTGGCAGAATTTCGCGATTCGCCGCTTACCGCTTAAGATTTCAATCCGTGGCTATCGCTACAGCTTTTTGCGGTAGCGATTCAGTCTGACATTTATAGTTTTCCTGTTACGGATCAAAGATCATGGACCGCACTGAGCACCAAATTTTAGAAGACGACACTCTCGGGCAACTGATTGGTCTCTCTTCAGCAATTGAGCTTTTGACTTCTCACTTAGTCAAAGCTGGGGTAATCGACCCAGATCAACTCGAGGCAGATGCCCGCGCAAAATTCAGTGACGAGAATAGTGAGAGCCATGTAATGGCATCTGCCAAAAAATCCATTCAAGCCTTGTATCGCGGAATTCAGCAAGGTCGCAAGTAAAGAGCCGCCAGAAACGCCTGGCGACTCCGCCCTTCAAGCCCAGCCGACTGTAGAGATACCAAAGGCAGGGCATAGGAATTCCTTGTCAGCAGCGTACTGCGCCAAGTCCTCTATTTCGGTAGTGATGCGCTTGAAAACTTCAGCCTTAGCAGTTGTTACCCGACGCCCCCCGATAGATTGAGTCGTACTGCCCACTGAATGGACGAGTGGAGCGCCAACTGAGTCGACCATACCCCGGTCCACCACTTTGGCGGAGAGCGTGGCGGGCACGATGATATCGCCGCTCTGAGCAGTGTTCATAACCTTCACTTTGCCCAAACCTGTCGCACCATCAAGCTTCCCGATGATGTAAAGCCATCCCGTATCTGCGACTGTCGTGGGAAGGTTCGTCTTTCCAGTAACCGTTATGGCGCCGACCCCAACAGACTTTGCACCAGTCGCCAAAGTTTTTTGCGCGAATGACAAGCGAACCTGAAGGCTGTGCACCCCTGCCGTGTTGACCGGCCAGGTGAACAGTCCAATCCCGCCAAGACCGGCCGGGGTAGCGTAGGAGCCAAGAACACCACACGAAACGTTTGCCTCAGTGCCCAGCTCCACTCTCACAAGGGCGCGAAAGGTTACTGCATCAGAGTCATCCAAAAGCGAAGTCTTTACGCGGGAACCTTCACCTTTAACCAAAAGCCCTGAACTCAGCCAAGAAACGTCACCGATGGCCGTGAGGGCGCTTCCTTCGGCAGACATATCGACGAAGTTGCTGTAAGAGTTTGACTGCACCAATAGCTTGGCATCTGGGGAAAGAGTTTTCCCTACAAGCCCAGCGGCAAAGTTACCTGGAACGATGATGTTCATTTTTTGTTCCTTATGAGAAACCGTTAATACGATGGTGCTCGAACATCACGCAGGCGTTATGCAGAGCGAACGTGTTACCAAGTGGAGACGTCACTTGGTCGACAAGGCCGTGGGTGTCACGCAGGTTGCCACGAGGTCCTGCAGTCGGATTCGATACGTTCGGATCTGTGGCGCGACCGCGGGCATAGCTCAATAACGAGTCGGCGCTCGCCGGCCGAGTGAGCGAAATGCGGACGGTGTCCGACGCTGTCACAGCGACAGAGCTAATTAAGTCGGTTGCCACCACACCAGTTTCACGGATATCAAACCCAAAGTAGCCAGTTGGCACCGTGGCGCAGAGGGCGCTATCAAGCACAAGCTCCCCATACGGAACGTGGAACTTCAGATCGATAAAAGCTGAGGTCCAGTGGACTGACACCGGCTCAAGCGGGCGCCATTTGGAACCATGCACCGCACAAGTCTGATAGGCCGCTCGGCTGGTGTAAGCCCCCATAAGCCATGAGCCTTCATTGGTGAAATGCAAATTGTCTGAAGCTTTGGCGATGTGATAGTTGGGGCCAACCAAAACAGTGTGAGCATGCTGTCGACTCAGCCCCCACTGCGCATTGGAAACATTCAGGTTGTCGAAACCGTAACGCCGGTGCGCCGAAGTCTGAAAGAGGAACAGTGCGTGCCTGAAGTCCTGGTATCCCTTTTCTGCGATGTAATCGGCAAGGGCCTGGTCTTGTCGGATAACCCGGTTGCCGTACTCCTGAGCATCACGCGCATCGGAAGCCACTAGTGTTTTGATGTTGGCTTCACCTTGGAAGAAGACGTGCCCCCAGAACGAATAGGTCAAGTTGTTGGCATCGGCATAGGCCTTGGCGGAATCGATCGTAGCCAGAATCCCAGCAAAGGTGTTTGCCCCGCCGTTCGGGCTTAGACTTTCAACCGTCTGACCTGATTGGCCGGTCCGGTGACCAAGGAAAATCCATTTAGTTGAATCCTCGCCACGCATGACTAGTCGACGAACCAAGCCGTTCAGCGTGCCGGATGCAGGGGTTTCTCCGATATCCCCCTCATCGCCATATGCCGCCCACGTTTCTTCAACGAGCGGCTTGACGCCACTTCCCACAAAGCCTGGATCTTTCGGCCGGGGAACTACTCCGCTGGTGAAGGTAATGTTTGAGTATGGCTGCGTCACACTGATTGCAGGAACAGCAGCAACACCCACACCCAATGACTGACCGTCATAGGTCCAATGCATAATCCCAGTCTGCTTGTGCTGACCAAACGGAAGCGGCAAAGCCTTGCCAGGCTTGAATGAAGGATCCAGCACCTTTAGCTGACCAACGCTGAGCATCGCGACGTATAGACGCCCCTTCGAATCTACGGATATTGCCGAACGGCCTGTGGAATCCATGAGGCCCATACGCCCATCAGCGCTAACCTCAATCCGGCTCCCCATCCACTTAATGATCCGCTCGCCGACCCCAATCATCAGCTTCCCTTTTTCATCTGTCACAGAAAGCCGATATGCCCCGTGTTGATCATAAGTAGCGCCCATCTGGATGCCGTTATCTGGCAGAAGGCTTGCCATTTTCCCAATAAGGAAGTCGATAAATTCGCTGGACGGGTAACGCTTAACCTCAATAGCGACACCGGCATCATTGCGATACAGAATCAGATATTCATTTGGGTCAGACGAAAGAACGCTGAAGAAACCACCTGCAACGCTGCCTACCAGGCCTGTCTCTTTGCTGGTGTAGATCATGGCGCCAGTCATTTGCACAGCAAGGTCTGCAATGGCTTTCGCGTTGGTCGGCCGCATGACGCCGCCACCGACGTCCATCATTTTTACTTGATCGGACAGCAGCAGTTCGTTGGCCGTATCAATCGTCACGCTAAGCCGGGCGAGATCCGATGGTCCGCTCATATTTGCTCCAGGCGAAAAAAAACCCGCTCATTGGCGGGCCAAAAAAATTAACGACTACGACAAAGACAGGCACTTAACTGGCCCCAGGCCAAGACTTCGTGTACCAGCGCTGTAGCAATCCACGCAGTTGGGCGTTCATGACACCAATGTCCATGCCCGCCAGAAGGTCGGTTAGTTCTGCCTCAGAAATAGTCGGCATTTCAAAGAGAGAAAGAACAGCGGTGTATCGCCAGAGGTTGTCACCGACCAGTGTCGGCCCGTCGTAGATTTCCGTGAACTGGGCTTGTGTCTGCATCAGACCAAGCGGGCTTTTGATGGGACATAAGAACCAGTCCGCCCAGCCGATCCCCCATTTGCACCAACCCTCAAACAGTCGTGCCTGATCGGCATTGCACAACCAAGACACCGTGACTTCTGTTGGCACACTCCGGTACCGGCGACGATTTCTGGCACGACCGCTCACAAATGGCGTGCGAACGATGGGACTGGTCGGTCTGAACGCGTAGCCGTCGCGTAAAGGCAGCGGAATTCCGTCTGGTATTGTCAGCATGTTCCGCGATCCTTAATTGTCGGCAAAGTTGTCGTCGTCCGCAAAAACCCGTGGGTCATAGTTGACCGCTTCCATATCCGCCGAATGGTCTCCCGGCTCAATCGAGGTGATCAGTACGGGATAGCACCAACGCGTTGACTTACCGAACAGCAGGTGTGGCGGTTCGATGTCCCAAGACAAATCAGGGACAAAGTCGAGTGTTGGAATGGCCAAGCGGAAATCATCAACCCTCGATGCAGCCCATGGACCGGAGAGACTTCCGTCTGGCCTGCGCAAAGCAACTACATGGGAGGCTCCCGCCTCCCAAGCGAAGTCCTCCGAGCTGGTCAGAACCACAGGCCCACTGCCGGATGTGAAGTCCTCAAGAATGGCCGTGGTTCCATACCCAGGAATGTCGTCGGCCACAGCGTCATAGCTGAGATACCCGCTGTTCAATCCATCGAACTCGGTGGACCAGCTGTAGCTTTTGGTGCGATATACCTGCGCCCTGCGCGTGCGCATGCCTATTCGCCAAGCGCGATCGCGATTGGTGACCCCTTTCAGCGTCACAGTTTGAACAGTCAGCCCCAGGTCACCAGGCAATCGGCATCTGACCAGCTCCGTTGCATGGGTCGTCTCGTCGACGTACTTGATGTCTACACCGTCATAGTCGTCTGGAGCCGGCAGGCTGAAATTCCGCTTGAGTTGCTCGGTCATGTTTTGAGGCGTGTACATGTGCCCCCACTGCGTCCGTGGCTCATCCCGAACCGGAGTGATGCGGCCGCGCTCCAAGGTGAACTCAGAAAATCCCGCGAGCAGCGCGTCGTTGATGCATTCCTTTACTGTGCTGTCATCCTCGACTGCAAAGTCAAAGTGGTCGCCGCGGCTTTGCCAGATCGGGTTGTAACGGGCGAACTCCTCGATGTCCATGTCGTCATCAGTGCCTCCAACCGACTTCATGACGTAGTTCACCCAAGGCACAATGTCTCGGGTTGCAGTCGGCGCGCTCCACATCCCATTGACCAGTGTCGGCAGTTTCCTGTTAGCGACAACCGATACCTGGTTTTGAGATTGCGCAGATAGCTTGTCACCGCCGCGAACGTAAAGCGCTATGGTGGTGCAGCCTTCATAGTTCCTGGGGGCTTTGTCGATCCGCCCACGCAGCCCATACCATTGCACACGGTTGAACTTGAAATTTTCAGGTGATTCTTCACCGATGCGCCGTACCCGGACTTCTGGCCGGATGTAGGTTGGAGCCAGAATGCTGCGGGTATAGCCTTGCTGGTCCGGACTCATCGCCTCAAATCGGAAAGGCACACTGGTCCAAGCTCCAGCAGTCGATGCGTCCCGATATTGGACTTCAGTTTGCGCAGTGTGAGACCGGGTATTGCCGTTTTTCTCGGTATATCGAACCAGGCCCTGCGGGAAGAAAAAGTCCACCTCAAACCGGCGAATCACCTCCCCTTCCGGACAAGCGTAAAAGGGCCCCGCCCAGTCGCCTTCAGTTGTCGAGCCATCAAGCGTGATCGAGGCAGAGTTGATTTCGATGTAATCGAACCCTTGCCAATCCTCATCTTCGCTTCCGCTATCCGTCAGCCGTACGACCGTGATAGCTGACGGACCATGACTCTCGTTGACGTCGGGTGTGCCAGTGATGTCATCCACTGAATCATCCGAAACAGAGGTGATTCGATAGCGCAGCCCTCGGTATCCGATGCAAGACCAGAGCTCACCTGTTTGCAGGCCAACAACCGGCGCACCACCATCGTAGGCGAGGGTGATTTTTGCCGGAACTGCATCAGAAGCCGCAACGGATTTCACACCGGTGACAAACACCGGTGCCGACCCGAACAGGGTGGATACGGAGCCACCCAGGGATAGCGCAACTCCGCTATATGGCGAAGCGGCCTCGGCAATCCGCAGAAAACTACCAGATGCGCTTGCGACGAGACCTGAACTGACCAAGCCTGCGTTAACCGCCGTCACCAGACCGGCAAGATTAGTGGTGGCTGTATTCAGGTTTACCGTATAGGTGCTGGTATTTCGGCTCACAGTGAATGTCAGCGGCGTGACATTGAAATCGTATCGAGTTGGAGCGGCACTACCGGTCACCCGGGAAGCGCTACCGGGTACCGCAGGTACACCTGGCTCGTATGGGAGGTAGGTGGCGACCACATACTCACCCGCATTCGGACCCGTAACCTCAAGTCTCATGCCAACAAACGGCTTCAGCATAGGCACATGGTCACCGCTGATAACCGTTGCTGACCCGTCCGCCGGGGCGGTGAAGACGTACGGATACATCACCTCTATCCGCGCAATCAAACCGGCGTCCCAGCCATAGGGGAACCATCCCGCCGATGGCGGCACGGACACGACGAACTCGCTGAACTGGACAGTCTCCGCCAGCAGCTGTTGAGCAATGTCGGTGGTTGTGGTCAGAGTGAGCCCTGCGCTACCCGTTGACGTCGAGCCAACTTCATCGCAGTTATGCCACCACAGACGCGCCAGCTCATCCGCTACTGATTCACCAGGGCCGAATATGGTGTAGCTGGCCGCGCTGCCCAGCGACGCAATCGGAGTTCCCCCAATGCGAACTTGCCCAGGCTGGATTTCAAACTCGCCCACGCCGATGCACAGAAGCATTTCAACCCACTGAACCGTTGGGTCACTGCCGAAGTACCGACGGGTAGGCGTCAGATAATCAGGAAAAATCTCGTTCTTGCCCGCACATTCGCGGATCACGTCGCCTAATTTCACCTGATTGGCGGTGGTTTTCGCCAGACCCAATCCCTTACCCGATGTTGCATTGCTCGCCGAACTTGGCGTCACCAGTGGCTTTTGAGTGAGCATTACCACGCCGACCGCAACGATGGCCGCGACTACGGCCCAGGCCGCAATTTCAAGGCCTGTGCCCTTTGGCTCCGGATAAATCCGAACGACATCAGCCGGACAAAACTCCACCTTGCTCCAGCTGGCCGACGCAATAAACAGGCCGTTTACCTCAATGCTGATGGGCGGCGACTCGCGCACCTGGTAGCTCGGCACATTGGCCACCAGCCAGCTTTCGATGGTCATCACACGATCGGTCTTGTGGCGCTCCAGCGGCTGGCCTTCAAGTTTGCTCGGGTAGAGTTCGATCACGGTGATAACTCACAGTCAGGTATTGGTCTTGAAATTTGCGCAATGGCTTGATGCTTGCTCCGGCGGGCTTCATTTCCATACCGTGAAGCCGGCCGTCGACCTCGACGACCACTGCGACGTGAATGCAGATCGTCCCCCGCCACACGCAGGCAATTGCACCGATCTCCGGCTCACAGCGCTCCATTGCGGCCGCGCCTTCGTTCACCGCCCGGGTGAACTCCTTCGGCATGGTGTTACGCACGTAGCCCCAGCTGGGAAGCAGAGGTAGGCCGTAGACCTCATGCCGGACGAGCCGAGCCAGCCCCCAACAATCCAGCCGTGCAGGGCCGCGCCCGCCGTCCTCGTAGGAAGCGTTCAGGTATTTCTCGAACATTTAGATGTACCGAAGGCAGGGTGCGAAGGCCAAGGTGTACTTGCGGCGCGGCCAAGCGAGGTTGATCAGGTCGAAATAACCGGCGTTAAGCTGGACACTCGCGCCCTGCATGAAGCCGTTCAACACCGTCATTCGGTATGGACGTTCTGCTGGTGTAGTGAGGTCAGTCGAAACGAAGATCCGGAACACCAAACCAATCTTCGCCCGGGCCTCAAGCGCCTGGTCAATCAGCTGCTGCGCTTCGCCCGTCACGTTGTCGATGGCGAAGGTCAGCGTCTGGTTACCACTGTTGTCCCGCTTGGGCAGGGCCGCGGCGAATCCCGAAGCGGTAAACTTTGCAGTCACACCGGTCTCGGTCTTGGCCGTGATGTCTTCGAACCCCTGGCAGATGTAAATCGGCGCAGCCCACGGTGTGCAGAACAGCTCAAGCGTCGGGATGATCACAGCTTTGCCGCCAGAGGCGTAAAGCGTTTCAAGTGCCGTCATCGCCCCACTCTCTTCAACCCATAGGTTTGTTCAAGGGTTTTGGCCATCTGGCCCTGTCCGCGGATGTTGGATACCCACATGTCAGTAATCTGCTTGCCGTCCGGCCCCGTGCTGGTTTGCACTTGCCCGGCGCGACTGGCGTCTTCGTGAAGGTTGACGACAGGAGCGGCACCGCCATTTGACTCTCGCTGAACACGTTCCAAGGTTCGATCCAGCTTGGCACTGGTTGCAGCGGTGGTTACCCGCTCGCCCTTTTGCAGGAGCCAAGTGCCAGTCTCTGGCACCGCGTCGATACCGTCGTGGGCCATGCCGAGCAGTGCCATCGATGAGGCGCTGGCGGTGGTTGACGTGATCGCTGCAATTGCCGGGACCGAGTTGGCACCGAAAGATGCCAAGGAGGCCATTGCCGCCGCCGGCGCGTATGCCGCAGCGATAGCCGGTCCTGAAATAGCGGCCTCCGCAACTGCAGCGGTGGCACCCGTAGCGCCCATCGCAAGCTGAACACCTTGATATACCAGCCACTGGGCGGCCATCTTGACCAGAGCATCAATGAACGCCTCAGCCATGGAAGAGGCAACGTCCATCACCGAATCGCCAAAGCTCTTGTGCTCAGTCAGCATCGCCTTGAGGTTTTCTGAAACTGCGTTCGTGCTGTCCTGGAGCACACTCGACGTGAAATCGGCAGCCTGCTGCTGATAGTCGTTGGCCGTGTCCTTGTAGTTCTCCCAGGCCGAACTGACGCCATCGAGCCAGTTTTGCTGCGCGGCGTCCTGCTGGTTGTAGTAATCCTGCTGAATCACCATCCGCTCGGCGAGAGCCTCACTGAGCATCTCGGTTTCTTTGTCGTACAGCTCCTTGCTGATGTCGCCACCGTTGAGCTGCTTCTGCAGATCGGCCATCTGCTGGTTGTAATCCTGCTGGATGGCCAAGTCCTGCTTGAGCCTCTCGCGGGCCTTATCGCCCAAACCTGCGCCGGCCATTTCCATATCAAAGCCGGAGCGCGCGGTGTCGTTTGCCGCTTGTAGGTTGGCGGCAAAGGCGGCGGACTTAGCCGCCTCTTCACTTGCCACCTTCAGTTTCTGAAGGGAGTCGAGTTCCGCGGCTAGACCTTGCAGTCGCTTCTGCTGGGTTTCGTTGATGCCAACCAGCTTGCCAGATGCGATTTCGAACCTGAGCTTGTCGACCTCCGTGGCTTTTTTCTGTGCATCAGCGGAAGTGTTGATCAATGCAATCTGGCGCTGATAGTCAGTGACCGCGTCCTCGCCACGTTTCGTCAGTGCTGCCGCCGCAGTAGCTGCTGCGGTAGCTTCCTGCTTTGCGGCTGCCGAGCTTTTCTTTTGCGCCTCAATGGCGGCTTCACTCGCATCCAAGGTTTTAGCCTTGGCCACCAACAACTCACCCTCCCCTTCCTTCAGGCCGGTGATCAGCCCAGCACCGATGCGGGCCGAAAGCTTGTCAGCGTTGGTCTTTTTCCCCGAGAGCAGTATTTGCTCGTCGAGCGACTTGGCGAGCTCCTTGAATGCCTTCGACTGCTCAATCACTACAGGCGTCGCAAGGATTCCATTCAGCAGATTGATCTGCGACCCGAAGGCCTCAACCTTCTGGCGTGCTGTATCCAGCTCACCTTGGGCGGTAACAAGCGATTCGTTCCACTGCCGCTGACGGGCATCATCTGGATGCTCGCGCAAAAGGCGCTGGTACTGCGAAACCGCGCTCTCAGCGTCGAGTGCGCGCAACTGCGCGTCCATCAAATCCTGATTGATGTCTTGCAGAGCCGCAGCGGCTTGATTCTTGGTGAATCCATCGAACGACTTGTTGAGATAGTCGATCCTGTTGGTCAGCGTATTGGCCGATTCATCCGCGTCATTACCGCTCATTGCAAAGTAGGCCAGGGCGCTGGCCGCGAGCAGGACCACGCCCACCGGACCGCCAAGCAATGCCATTGCCGCCGAAGCCCCGCGAGCGGCCACGCCTATACCGACGAGCCCCGCGGCTGTTGCAGGGGCCACGCCAGCCATTCGAGCCAGCGCCAGCTGGTAACGCACCGCCTCGACCTGAGCTGCGGCGAACGCTATCGCCGTGCCGGCGGCACTTGCGGCGAGTCGCGTGGTTAGAACCACGGCCAAGGCGCTCGCAGCCTGAGCAGTTAATCCCAGAGCGGTGCGGGCAGCAGGTGAGCCAAGGGCGCTGTTAACTGTTTCGATTGCAGCACGAGCGCTATTAAGGCTGCCTTCACCGGTCAGTAAGCCGGCAACGGTGTTACGCAATGCATCAAGAGAGCCGCCGAACGTATCTCGGGCAGCCGCTGCCGCTCCGCCATACGACTCCTCCAACGCATTCAAGATGATGCCTTGGGCGCCCGCGACATCCCCGACAGACTCAAGCGACTCCGCGAGTTTCTTTTGATCCTCGGTAAATCTGAAACCCTGCTTGCTCAGGGAGCTAAGGCCTTCCGTTGGCACATCCAGCGCTCGGCCAATGGTTTCCGCGGCTTGCTGTACGGTTGTGCCTGTTCGGGTCGCCATATCCGAGGCGGCCTGCAGGGCGCGTGTAAATTGGGTGCCCACGACGCCAGTGAATGCCAGGAGAGTGGTCTGCGCCTGGTTGATATCGCCACCGGAAAAAGTGGTGGCCTTTTCCATGGCATCAGCCATTCCATTGAGTTGATCGCGGCTGAAGCCAGCCGACTCGCCAGTGGATTTCAGTACAGCTGCAAGCTGTGCCTGCTCTTTCTCCGCATCACGCGTTTCCGCGATGAAGCTGGTGAATACCGCGCCGACAGAAAAACCAGCAACTGCGCCGGCAACGACTTCGCCCAAGGCAGTCCAGGCAAGCGCCGCCATGTTGGCCGAGTCGGCGATCCCTTTCCCCGACTTCCGCGCCGCCACTTCGGCTTTATCAAGAGGCCCGGTAAAACCGCCGATACGCGCAATCAAATCGAGCGTCAGCGTGCCCAGTGAATTAGCCATCTATAACTCCAAGCAACACCGACCTTCCGGAGTGGCGACGTGACTTATGTTTATGCCCAAATTTCCAGCGCCTGATCGAGCGAGACTTCCCGCTCTGCGTCGTGCGGCATGAAATCGTAGAGGGTGAAACCGCCGTTTTTGCTGTGCACATTTGCATACAGGACAGCAAGGGTGGCAGCTCCCCTCTCGACACGCATGCCCCAGTTGAGAGAGCCACGCTTGGCGCGGTATCTCACCCAGCTATGGAACTCGGAAAGACTCAAGCGCTCTTTGGCTTCCGCGATCGTGGCCCCGATCGAGATCGCGATTTCGTGCCAGAGCTCGTCGGTGTCGGAGAGCTCATCGTCTTTCCCAATTGGTTCACCTGACCGATTACGGTGAGCAAGGCCATGGAGAGATTTCCATCAAGGGCGCCACGCTCAGGGTCAGCTTCGCCCGTGATATCGCCGACGGTGAAAACTGGATTCCCTTCCTCGTCGCAGATGCTGACGGCAATACGACCGGCCACACCATCCTGTTTGCCGACGCCTGACATCAGGTCGCTCACAGCAGACTGATATCCCAGTGGCCGCACGAAGACCGTGGCCGTGTGTTCGGTATCCCCCTGTTTCCAGGTGATCTCCTTTTTGACGGGGCGGCCGGTGAACGAGCCCTGCTCCATCAGCGATTTAATGCTCAGTTGCATGATCAGTCCTTATTCGGTTTTGCGGATCCAGGCGGAACCGCCCGAGCGCTGAATGGTGGCGGCGGTACTAACCACGGCGTTGGCCGCGAAGTCGAATGGAAAGTCGGAAACGTAACCTTGAAAGGTGAACCAGGTACGTGACTCTGGCAGCTCGAAGCCGTCGCCAGCCGTATTCAGAGTTGGTGCTGCGGTACCATCCGACCAACCCACCGCCCAATCGATAGTGGTGTCACCCTCAGCCTCAGAAAGCTGATGCAGTCGAATGTGACTGGTGTTGTTCGGATCGGCGTTGACGGTCAAGGATGCTTGGCCTGGCGTGCGCAAACCTTTCTTGTAGCTGCGCGTGGTGTCTTCGAGGCAGGTGTCCTCGATTTGATCCGCTGGCGCACCGCCCGGGTTGAATGCGGTTGCGCACTCAATGGCCAGCACGGTCTTGGGACCGGTACCGGACAATGGTGGGACGAGTGCGTAGATCTGGGTTCCTTGGGAAAGGATCGACATGGCGTTCTCCAAATGTCGGGCATAAAAAAACCCGCACATGGCGGGCCGAGGTTCAGGGTTGTTTATCTGGGTACAAGCCAGTCGATATCGAAGCTCGACCGGTACAGCTTTGTTTCGGAGTCCTTGGTCTCGCCGCCCCAGCGGGAGACGCAGGCTTGCAACTCAATGGCGGTGCTGATCGCCGTGGTGGCAGAGCGAGCGGACGCGGCAGTTGAGCCGTACACGTCGACCTGCAGGGTGTAGCCATCCATATCTGGACGACCGGCCAGGTAGTTTTCGGGGCTGCCGGTAACCAACTGCCACACTGCATAGGGTTTGGTCACGCCCTCAGGGGCCTCACCGAAGGGGTAAAGCCTGGTCGGAGCAGCGCCGAGCAGCGCCTTCACGCCGGCATCAGCGGCGCATACAGCGAAGATTGGTGCGTACATCAGTTCTTCCCCTTCGCCGCGCGTTTGACCGCACGGTCAATGGCTTTTTCATACTCAGATATGAATGTGTTCGTCGCTTCGCTGATGTTGTCGGCCAAGGCCTGCCTCGCGAATGGTTGGGCACGCATGTTCGCGGTACCGAACTCAATCAAACGCCAGTGAGGTGTCGGTGCGTTGGCCGCCGTATCTCCACCATTTTTGAGCACGGCGCCGTGCAGTACGCCAATCCTGAAACCAAGCTCACCGGTTGCCTTGAACCGTCTGCCGTTCCAGCGAAGCGCGACGTTATCCGCAATCGAGCGGCCCGTTTCCGGATCGTTGATTTTTTGTGCCCCCTCTTTCATCTTGTCGGCGACAAACTGAGCAGCCTTACGCAACGCGGACCTACCGCCCTTGCGTTTCACGTCATAGTTGATGGCTTCGAGCTTTCCGATCAGTGAGTCAATGCCAATCAGACTGAACTCGATGCTGTCAGCCATCACTCAACCCCTTCGCCACCAGGATGGTCAGGTATTCGAGGCCAGAGACAGGATCCGGCAGCGGCGGCCCCTGAATGTTGTAGACATCACCACGGTGAAGAATGCGCATCGTGGGCAGCACGCCAGCGCGGTAGCGGATCACAACGCGCCCCGAGGCCTCAGATTGACCCGCCTGTGCCGCGATCAGATCGCGAGCGCTGAGCGACTCAACCGAGGCCGGCACCTTCTCCCAAACGGTTTCCCATCCCGGCAACATCTCGCCTGTTTCCGGATTTTGAGTCAGGCCCAGGGCCTGGAACGTGATGCGATGTCGCAGCGAACCGGCTCTCATGGAATCACCACTGGTTCTGGCGGACCAGACCAATTACGAGACGACCACAACAGCGATTCAACTGCCATAGGAACTTCCGCAGTGATGGTGCCAATCACGACGGCCTCACGGTTTGCGTACGAATGGCCAATTAGCAACAACAACGCCGCCTTGAAGCTGGCAGGGAAGTCATCGACCTCCACCAGTTTCGGGTTGTCACAAAACCAGAGAGCCCACGCCAGTGCCGACTCGGCGTACAGGACTATGAGGTCATCTTCATCCTCATAATCCAGACGCAAGTGCTTGCGAATCAGCTCGATGGGGAGCAGATCAGCAGCGACTACGGTCATTTTTTGTCGGCCTTTTCCTTCGCCTTGGCTTCCGCTTCGGCTTTCGCCTTGGCTTCTGCGTCAGCTTTTTCCTTTTCGAGTGCATCGGCTTTGGCCTTTTCATCGGCGTCAACCAATGCCTTGGCGTCTGCTTCAGCTTTCGCCTTGGCTTCTGCGTCATCATCGACGTACTCGGCTAACTTCATGCCGACCAGGGCTTCGGCAATGTCGTCAGCGACGGGGCGAACCTCATGCTGATCAAACGTGCCACCGTTGAAATGCGAGAACTGTTGAAGCGCGCGAATCTTTTTCATTGGTCAAACAGGAGCGATTGCCCGCCCCTGCCCTCGCTTGCGATCAGGCAGCAGGTGCAAATGCACCCTTGATGATCGCAGTTGGACGATAGTGAGCTAGCGCCAGGCGCTCTTCGCACAGGATGGTCAGCATGTTTTTCACGAAGTTGTCGCGGTCTTCGCGGCTGACTTCCACGGTTGCGTCCATGCGATCCCAGACCTGAGACGCGAGATCGAAGCCACCGACAGTAAAGGTGCCAAGCGCCTGCGCCTTGGTGGCAACAACAGGGAGGCCCCACATGATCTTGGCAGCGAATGCCGCTGGGCCGCCGAAGATGTAGCGACCTTCAGCATCTTTCAGCAGTGCGATCGCGTGCCAGTCGCGAGGGTTCAAGATGATCCCGGAGGCTTCGAACTCGGACTCGCTGGTTTGGAAGATCGCATGGGCAATCTGGTCGGCACGAGTATCGCCGGCAGCAGTCAGCGCGGCGTCGTAGGCGGTGGCCACCTGATTGAGGCCGGTAAGGTTGTCGCCGGTCCCGTCGCCGTTCAACAACTGAGTTTCTTCGACCAGCGCCAAGCCGAACAGCAGGCGATTGTTGACATAGGATTCCAGCATCGGAGCATCATCCATCACCTGGCGGGATGCCTGGATCCAGTGCGCGATGGTCTTCACGTTCGCAGTTTGCTTGGTGAAGGTCAGGTTCGACTCTGGCTTCAGAGTGCCTTCAGCTACCGGCGCGGCGCTGTTGGTGAAAACGTTCTCGCGAACGTATTCCAGCGAGTTCGAACTAATGCGGCCCTGAGCAAGCAGGTCGCGGATGGTCAGGCGGCGCAGGCCAGGCATCAGGATGCCGGGGTTCATCTGAGCTTGGATCAGCGAGCCAGCGGAGCCAGCCGTGCTGCCCAACACTTTGTCGAAGCTTTTCACGTCGACCTTGCCCGAAGACTTGCCGTCCCACGACTTATTCAGGTCGATGGCGGTTTGCGCGGCAAAGCTCTTTTTGTTTTCCGGATTGTCCAGGCTGCCGCCGGCCAATTTTTGCTCCAGGTCAAAAAGACGAGTGCCTGCGGATTTCAGCTCTTCCTGAACGGTCGTCAGCTCGCCCTGTAGCTTCTTGCTGACTTCACCGGTGTCAGTGATTTCTTTTTTCTGAGCGTCGAACAGCTCGGTCATTCGAGTCTGTGCGGTCTCAATGGCCTTCTGAATTTGTGCCAAGTCCATTATTGCTTCTCCAGCGATGGGAATGTTTTCAAGCGCTCCAGGAGCGCGGCGATTTCTGATTGGTCGCCGCCTTCGGAATCGCTCCGAACCGCGGACTTGATGCGGGCGATAAACGCCTGCGATTCGGACTTGGAAAGACCGGCTGAATCTCTCAACCAATTTTCCGCATCGCGGATGCTTTCGATGGTGTCCATGCTTTTCAGCGTGGATACGGTGGCCAGCTCATTCGCTGGGAATGTGCAGATGCTGATCTCGTTAAGGCGGGAAACGCTCTTGAACGAGTAGCCGGTATCAATCGGAGAGACATCGCCTTTCGCCGCGCTGAACCCAACCGACATTCCGCCCACCGTTCCGTGAATCATTGCGGCCTTCAGAGCGTCGGACTGAGGATTGCCTGGGGTGAGCTCACCCCTAACGTGCAGGCCGGTGGCGTCCTCGGAAAGGTCGAGCCATTTGCCGACCGGGATTTCGTTGCGCCGGTGGTTGAAGAACATCGCCACCGTGCGCGACTGAGTCTTTAGGGCCTGGGCAAACGCGCCAGGCTCAATGATGTCGCCATCACCATCGATGACGCTGAACACGCTCGCGTATCCCTCGAAAATGCCCTGAGCACCGTCTTTGGCGAACTTGATCGAGGCCTGATCGAAGGCCAGTGTTTTGCAAATGCTCGGCATTTCAGCCTCCAGAAAAAACTAAACCCCGCTAGGTGCGGGGTTTGGTTGGCCAAGTTGGGTAAGCGGTACGTTCTGCGATTGGCGCGTTGCGACATCGCCGCCCGGCACTGGAGGCCGGTTGTTCACCCGCCTTCCTTCGTTGATCGTGAGAAGGCCAGTGTCTACCAGCGACTTCATGTAATTCGCCCGGGCAGTGGAATCGCCGCTCAACAGGCCGTCGCGATTGTGCTCGGCGTGAATCCGCCCCAAGTCAGAGGGTTTGACCAGCCAGCGCAAAATGCACCCCTCCCAAATTTCGAGGTAAGGGTCCAGGCTGTACTGAAGGAAACCGAGGTTTTGCTGCTCGATGCCCGATCCCCAACTGGTGGACTTCTCCACATCTCCCACCAGGTGCGGCGGAACACCAAAGAACCTTGCAAGCTCGCTGACTTGAAACTTCCGCGCGGCCATTGTCTCGGCGTCCTGCGGGCTCACACCAATGGCCTGGGTAGTGAATCCACCCTCAAGAATCCAGAGTCGCTTTTTAACCGGGCCGCCGGATATCTCTTTGAAATTTTCTTCAACCTGGGCGCGCTGTTCTTTGTTCAGAACCTTGCCCTCGCCGGTCATGAGCAGCTGCGGCGACTTGGCACCATTGGCATAAAAGTCCCGCTGCTGGTCTTCCATCGCGACCGCAACGCCTGCGCTTTTCGCGGCAAATGCAATCGGCGAAAGGCCAACGAGGCCATTGAATCCGAAGCCCTTGAGGTGAAAGATTTCAGCCTGCTTGAAATCAGCGTATTCGCTGTCCCTGCGGTACCGATAAATAACCTTCCGCCCCTCAAGCCTGACGTCCATATTGGCCGACAGGAGCGGGAGCAGGCTAATCACGTCACCGACGCTATTGCGCTCGATCAGCGCGTAAGCGTTTCCGTAATAGCAAAGCTGCATCGTCATCGACACCCGAAAGTCGAAGGCAGTCATGAACGCGTTGGGGCTGTAGCGCAGAAGGCGGGCCAGTGGGTTCTCCAGACCCACCTTCGTGCGGTTATCGCCTTTTGTTTCGAACACATCCAGCGGCATACATGCGGTGACGCTGCAGATCAGCCGCACACATGCGAATACTGTGGATATCTGGAGCGATCGCTCATCGTTGACGACCGAATCTCCCACCACTCCGGAGGCTGAAACAGGCCCTGTCTGCGAACCTTTTTCCGGGGTGACAAGGCGGCCGCCGACGAAGAAGCTTGCCATGCGCGCCCAAAAGGGACTGCGAGTGCGCAGGTCAATGCTGTAGTCGGTGTCTGCCATTACATACTCATCGGTCTGGAGAGAAAGTCGTCGACGGAGCCCTGCACATCCGCGTTGGCGAGGATTCGGCCTATCGTCATGATCAGCGCGACTGCGCCGTCGATCTTGTTGTCATCGCCCTGCTTGATCGGGCGTACTACATCGTCATTGCCCGGCAGGTTCTTCCCGATCACGTTGCCGATGCACCAGGTCATGATCGGGTTACCGTCGTGATGGAATCGGCCGGCAGTGATTGCCGCCTCCAACTCCTTCATGGCGTCGGACATGTTGGTGTAGTTCTGCGTGATGGTGATCGGGTTAAAGCCCTCATCGTCGAGGTCATGGCTTAAGCCAGTTGCTCCGTGGGGGTCGATCGGCGATTCGCGCAGCGGCGAGTGGTGATTCGCCTCCTTGGTGTCCTCGAGGATTTCGCGGTAATCGATCTCGGCGCCGTCAGTGACCTCCAAATGCTTGGAGTTGACCCAGGCCTGGAAGCGTTCGGACATGCGCTTGTTGTCGCTGTTGAACGCCGTGTCGTACGGCACCCAGAACTTCGGGCCCACACTGTAATAGTGGGTCTTGCCATCGATGACACGCCAGAACAGGCGCGCTCTGGAGTTCATGTCCAGCTTTCGCGCCAAGTCGAAGCCAGCAATCCACTCCTGCCCCTCGAACTGCTCAAGCGTGAGCGTGGTGTCCTCACAGGATTTCCAGTCTTCCATGTTGAAGAAGCCGGCCTTCGCGCTTACCCAAAGGTTCAGGTGCTTCGTTTTGAAGGTGTTGGTGAATCGCGCTGAGCGAATCGCCCGGGCCTGCTGGCTCT